ATAAATGTTCTTTCATCATATATCTTGGACGTGGTATATCCATTGGAACCGGATTCGATTCATATATTTTATTAGGATAACCATAATTTTCAGTAGGAGGCGGTTGTGTAACAAGCTCTTTTTCTTCATCGGGATATAAATCAACATTCCAAGCTTCTTCCAAAGTGCAGTATGGCATTTTAAATACAAATTAGAAAAAAAATATGTAAATATTATATATTATTTTATTATGAAAGACTTAAGTAAAATGCTAACTGATAATAAAACGACAACTATTATTGTTAGTTTATTAGTAGTATTATATTCTGCTTTAGCAGCACCAGCTTTACCAAATAGTGTAATATTATTTTTTGATACTTGGTATGGTAAATTATTATTTATGTTTTTAATTGCATTCGTCGCATCACAAAATGTACAAGTCGCATTAGTTGTTGCAATTTTATTCTTCGTTATATTGAATATGGCAACTAGATTAGATGTCGAAAACTTCATTCAACAAAAAGAAAATTTTAGACAACAATTCGAATATTTTGAAGATAAAAAATCACCTGATTTAAGTACCGATATAACTGAACAATTAAGAGTTATACTATGTAAAATGGTTAAAAGTGATAAGATGGTAAATATGGATACTAATGTTAAAGATTATGTATCAAAACATATAGATAAATTAACTAGCGAATTAAATATTACAAAAGAAGCTTTAAATAGTATGTTAGAAAATATGCCTAATACAACATTAGACAAATTATGTGTCGAAAAATTTGAAAATGAAGATGAAACCGAAATTGAAGGATTTGAAGAATCATCTAGTGAAGAACCTATTGAAGGTTTTTATAATAATGAAGTATTAGTTGTTAATCCTGCAGATCCAATGTTAGAAGCAGGTGCACCAGTCGATTTTTAAAATACAATATTATGTTCGTATATTACAAATATAATATGGTATTTAAACTCTTTAATTACAATATTACACAAGAAATGATATATGTTATCATACTTATATTATATATATCAATCATATCTATTTATACACCACGATCATGGTTATCTTTAATAAATCATCCATATATTAAATTCACTTTGATGTTATATATATTTTATATAATGTGTTTTGATGAAGATATTGTATTAGGTATGTTCATGTTAGTTGCATTTGTCATTACCGTAAATATGGATAATTCTATACAAGCTGCAAAAGAAACTTATAAAGGTGAAACAATAGTGAGTGAATCATTTAAAAATAATAATGATGATAGTGAAAGTGATAATGAAAAAGAAGAATTTATAAATGATGAAGAAGATGAAGAAAAATATGAAAATATGATGACTGATAAAACTTTAAAAGATACATTTGCAACATTACACGCATCTATACACGAATTACAAAAAATGGTTGATAATAAAAAACCCAAATAAATAAATATTTTATTATAATAAAATGAGCAATAAAATATTTGGTGGTGATATTCCATACCAAACTACTACTGATTATGATGAACCTGAAGAAGATTTAATGGATAATTATGGTATATATTTTACATCATTAAAAGGTTTTTTGAAAAGTTTAAATGATGATGTTAATATAGAAATTGATGATCATATTTCTATTATATTTAATACTATTCTTGGTCGTGATTTATATGATGATTGGTTAAGTAATATAGATATATCTCAACAACATAAAAATGGTATATTAAAATTATTTACTATAATCTCCAATTTAAATGAAAATGATGATGACTATAATATGTCACAATACATGATGCACAAAATAGCATATGATGAAAATGATATATTAGATGAAAAAAAAATAGTATCTAAATATAAATGTTTTGTAGTTGAAGATAATACAACTCCTGATAATATTGAAAAATTTAGAACTATAGCTATAGCACGTGTAGAAAGTGAAGAAGATGGTAGATTTGATACAATAGGTATTGATGAAAATGAAGTAATTCAAAAATGGAAATTTATTAATATATTAGTATTTGTAACAAACTTATATGATGAAGATGTAGAAATGAATGAAAAATTAATAGATGGTTTAATAACCTCTTTAGGAAAGGGAAAAAATGTATTAGTTGCTCTTGATTATGGAAGAAATATAGACGAAGAATTATATTTACAATTGAGTTCATTTGGATTTGAAAAGATAGATGATTTAAGTGCTGAATTAGATGAATTGTATTTAATTAGAGGTGATATAACGGGTGGTAGAAGAAAAATGAGAAAGAGACGATCATCAAAGAGAAAATCATCAAAAAAGAAATCATCAAAAAAAGTAAATTATCGTAAAAGAACATCTAAAAGAAATATAAAAATGCGTCGTTAAATAATAAAAAACCTATTTAGGTATATTAAATGACACCGTTTTTTAAATATTTTACTATAACTTCTATTTCTTATTTAACTGCACGACGTATATTTTATTATCCATTAATTGAAAGTAAGAATGATAATAAACCAATTTTATATTCTGAATATTTTATAGAAACAATACTACCACTACCAACATATATGTTTACATTCCCTATAGCATTTTATACGGATATTATGCTAATGGAAAAATATATAAGAAATATACCAATTAGTGAATATGAATCATTGCCATGTTTTCCACTTACAATTAGCAATTATAGATTCAAAAAGAAATATCTTAATTAATTATAAATATGAATAATATAATAGATATAATAAAAACTTATTTACATAAAGTAAATCAAAATAATATATTTCTTGGTTTAGCAATGATATTAATGAATATTGGTGGTCGTTATATAGAAATAGGACTATCAAAAAACCATAAAAAATTCTTTTCTTCTAAATTTGGTCAATACTTATTTTTATTTATAATTGTATTTACCGCAACACGTGATATTTTATTATCATTATTTGTAACATTTATATTTATTATATTGGTACTGAATTTATTTCATGAAGAAAGTAAAATGTGTATACTTCCTAAATCATTCACTGAAATTGATACTAATAATGATGGTATATTATCACCTGAAGAAATAAAACAAGCATATCTTAGATTAAAAGCGCAAGGTAAAATAAATTAAATAACTAAATAGTACATATATTATTCAGTTATTTATAATGATAAAGTAGAAGAGGATGATCTAGATGGTTTTTGAAAAATGGTTTTTTTACGAGAACCACGTTCAGTTCTACTAATAACTTCCGATAAACTTTCATCACGATTTGTTGTTGAACTCTTTAAATCATCTAATATTTCATCAAGACCTTGTGGTGCAGGTATACTTTTACCTTTTGGACCTGACGAAGGAAGAACATTAATTGAACTTTGACTGCGAATATCGCTATTTGTTACTGGACGAGGTGCATATGGCGGTAAATCATTCATCGGTGGAGTTCTTGGTCGTCCCATTTGAGCCATATTATTCATCATAGATGCAGCTTGTCTTTGTTCAGGAGGCATTTGATTAACTGCAGCATTAGCAAATTGTCTCATTAAATCAGGATTTTGTTTTAAAATATCTTCAATTCCGGCAGGTGCAGATTTAAACATTGAATTAGATAAATGATACATGAAACCTGAACCAACTACCATATATAGTAAACGTAATTCGGGTGCAATATGACCTTTAGTACCATATTTTTCGTGTAATTCTTCAAAGACTTCATCATAATCATTAATATTTTCATAAACACTTTCACTCCAACCTTTTAATTGAAAATTGAAAAAATTATAACTATCATTAACATATTCAGCACCGGTTACAAAGGTCATTAACATTTGTCTTTGAAATTTAATAGATGATTCTACTTGTCTTTCTTTCTTAATTCTATTTAATTCATATTTCATTTCATCTAAATCATTTGACATATTAAATCTTTTGATTCCTTGTACACCTAAACGTCTCATTTTTTCTAATTGATATAAAACTTCTTCTTTTTCACGTCGTTCATCTTCATATGAACGTGCAGGACGACTATCATAATCATTACGTGATCTTCTTTCTTCTCTATCATCATCTTTTAAACTTCTACGACTTTCTATATCATCATCCTTTTCAGTATGCTTTATATCATCTAAAAAAGTTTCTTGTTTATCACTTGATGATACTGCAGGAATATCATCATCTAAATTCATTCGACTCATTAATTGTTCTATATTCTCTTGACTCTTATTACTTTTTGATAACATATTATTAAAATCTAAATCATCATCATCTTTATCAAAATCTATTACCGGTTTTGATGAATCTTTATGTGTAGGTGTTGAAGGTTGTGATGTATCAACCTTTCGTTGTTTATCAGGATTTACTAATAAATCCAAACCTATATTAACATCTTTATTTGATAATACATCCATATCTATCTTTCTATCTTGTGAGTTCTTTTTAATACTTATTTTAACATTTTCTTCATCATCTAATGAAACATTTTTTTTATTAAAAACAAATTGACTACTAGAGGACATTATTACATTTTTTCTAGAAAACTGTTTTTATATCTATACGCAATAGATTTATTTTTTCTTTTTACTCAATGATTTATAATAAGTTAATCCTTGTAAATAACAATCAGCTAAATCATCCATCTTTTTATTCTTTTCAAAAAATTCAATCCACTTACTATTATCACGCTTTAAAAAATATTTAGTATATTCTACCGATAAATATTTACGTAACGCATATCCACTTTTTCCTTTATTATCTATTTCAGGGCCATCATATATATCTAGTTTTTTATTTGCATTGAATAATGCTATACTCTTAGCACCATTTATTAAACAATGTGCATATATGAACATTTGAACAGATTTCATAGTTGGATTTTTCAATACCGGTTGATTTTCTAATACAATGATATCACTACTTTGTATATCATCAATATATTCATCTAATACTTTTTTTATGCTTGAACACAAATTAAATAATGGTTCTTTTATAACCGGTTTACTTTTCTTCAATTCGATACGACTGTGTTGTGATATTGGATATAATAAATTTAATGTCTTTATACAAGTCTTTTTATCACAACAATATTTTCCATTTGTTAGTGTAGTTGCAATTTTATCACATTTTTTTTCTTTATGTATCATATCACAAATTAATTGCGAATCTTCTAAAACATTAATAACATTCCATTTGTAAATAGAATTATTACTTGAATCAATATCTAAAATGCAGAAAGCTAAATGCTTAATACCTATATCGAATGATGCAATACGCATATTATATTTTTATAATTAGATCTAATATCTTTAATTATAAAAATATAGCTAGGTAATTACACAAGCTATATAATTTGTCTTAATACCCATATCATTATTTTTTTCAATTTCGATTCGTAGGTCTTTTGATGATACATCATTATATTCTAATGCACGAGATGTAGTATCTTCTTCAGGAGTATAATCATATAATTCATCTTGATTTGATATATCTGCGCTATTCTGTTCACTATTATTATCAGGAATATATTCGACTAATTCACCCATATTATTTCTTAAACTTCTATTTCTCTTTGTAATATATTCACTATACTTTTTAGTATATTCTTTATCAATTTCAGTAACTTTATCATCACATGTTTTTAATGTTTCTGCAATAATTTGGTGAATATTTCTTTTATGTGCATTATCATCATCTATATTACCTTTAATTTTTTTACAACAACTATTACAACATCCTCGATTTTCAATATAGTCATTTATTTCTTCAGTAAGTTCTTCATCAATTTCTAAATATCTATCTCTATGTGCAATAATTTGTTTGATAATGATACGTTTTTTATCTTCTAATCCTTTTTTCTTTTTATTATGAACTTCAGCAGAGTAATTAACTAAATTATCTCTATCTAGTTCATATAATTCACCATAAATATTATTAAGTTCTTGAATATAAACACATTCAATATTACGTAATTTCTTAATTTCGGAGAAAATATTAATAGAATATAATTTAGGATATAAATAACGTATTTTTTGTGGAATAATAAATTGATTAACTTCTTTGATATCGTGTATTTCTTTTTCTATCGATTCTATAAATGAATATAAATCGTGTGTTAAAGTTTCAGCAGAAGCATCAGTTGGTGCATATAAAACTTTACCTGCATAAAATTCACATTTTGTTTGTAATTTATCAAACTTATATGCAGTAACTCTAAATGTTTCTGCTTTAGCATCCAACTTTAAATATGATATCATTGCTAATAAAAAACTATTGAAGCCCATTATAACTGCTACAATTATTCTATTTGTATCATCACTTGCACTTAATATAGAACTAATTGCGGATATACATATAGCAGGTATCATCAATAAATTAAGAGAACTTTCTGCATAAGTTTTAGCTTCTATATATAATAATTTTTGACCTTTTAGATATACGGAAATAATATCAAGGGATGTAGATAGTTGAGTTCTTAAACCCCAAAAAGTGCCAACAATATCATTAGAAAGTTTTTCAAATAGACCGACATCACGTCGAGCCATATATTTTAAATTTTCCATAGTTTGATTTAGATTACTTTCATCTTGTGATACACATTTAGTTCTATTAAGACTAAAATTAGAACTACGTAATTGAATACTAGACATTTTATATTAACGATAATATAAAATAGCAAAAATATTGATTATTGTGGAACTGATAATCCCCAAAAGTTATCAGGCATCTTAAATGGACGATTACTTGGATATGCAGAATCACGTAATCGTTGTTCTTGAGTTCTCATCGGTAATAAATCACGACCATCAAAAAATTTTGCACGATCATTCCAATAAGTACGTGGATATGTAAGCATACGATATGGAATACCATCACCTAATGGAATACTATGCACTTTATTATCACCACTATCTTCAATAATACGAACATAAACGGTTGGTTGAACATAATTAGAACCTAAATGTGTATAAAATGCATTAGGAAAATGAACTTTAAATTCAAAAAAACCATTTATAATATCAACGATTCCACGATTTGGTGTATTTTCAAAAGCCATTTCAGGACTACTATATGGAATACCGGAACCACTAAATGATAATCCACGTGTTGGTGGATTAGCTGCCCAATACATTAATTTAGCATTATTAGTATTAGTTTTTATAATACCTTTAACGAGATAATCTCCTGATTTTTGTTCAAGGACAAAACCTTCACACGACATTTATATAATATATTTGAAGAATAAAATACAAGACACACTATTATTAGAATATTTATAAACAACGACCAATATTATATGGTTTTGGTTCAGGATAAACATTTTGCATACGTTGTGATTGTGGTTTTCCTGCAAAACGTTGATTCCATTCACCACAACTCATTTGTAAATTATCTGCATATTGACGTCCTTGTCCTAATCCTTTAGGATCATATAAAGTAGAACTACATACACGACTATTACATTTTACTAAAGATTGTTCAGGTAACATAGTACCTTGATTATATGGTTCAATACAAGGTCCACAACAATTTTTTTGACAAGCATAGTTACGATTCATTTTCATAATATCTTTTGCATTATGAGTTAAAAAACGACGATATTCATGCGAATTTTGAATATCAAATGAAGCACGAATTAAATTATTAGCATCACAATTTGGGCGATAATCAGTAAAATGACGCGCATCATCCATACGTGGAGGACATTCATCATATTGATTATTATTTGCTTTATATGGTCCAAAATCAAGTGGATATATATTCATATGAGAAGACATCTTTTATAATAATAAAAGAAAAAAGATGAGATGATTTATTTAGATAAATAAGATTGTGTATTCTTCTTAGGAATATCTATACTTTTTTCTAATAATGTCTTAATTACGTGTCTTTTAGTTCCTTTACATTGAATATTATTTTGTTTACACAAGTCTCGTAATTCATTCATCGTATAACTTTCTTCAATCCATTCAGTATCATGTAAATTAGATAGATTATTTGCAATTTCACTCGTTGAACTTTCTAAATCATCCGTATTATCTATTGTAGATAATATAGTTTCTTCTATATTTTTAATATCAATATCCTTATTTAATACTGAATGATCAGTATCATCATTATCATTTGTATTATGCTCATTTTGTAATGAACCCGTTGAAATAACATTTTCTAAATTATCATCTAATACCGTTTTATCTTCATGTTTATTAATCATTTGTAATATCATTTCACTAATACCATCATCATCAGTAGTATCTATAGTATCTTGTAAAATTTTATCCATTTCTTCAATATCTTTTTCTAAATTAGCAACATCTTCATCTAGATCATCTTTTTTATTCTTAACTCCTGAATTGGACATAGCACGAGGAATAAATTGTTGATTTAAATCGACACTTTTTAGATTTTTATGATATTCTGATAATTGTAACCATTCTATATCACCTACTCGTATACGCAATTCTTTATTAATACGTTCTTGTCGTAAATACATAAATACAAGTAAAATTGTTACAAATAATAGACAACATAAAGTAACTATTAATAACAAATTAGTAGTTGATTGGGAATTAAGTGCCATAAATGATGCGAACATTTATTTATTTAGAGACTTTATTATCCTAAATTAAACTCATAAGTTTTATTTTCTTTAAATATGATATACCTAAAATATGCCATTTAAAATTACAATCAATCAAGAATATAAAGCATTAATAAATGATATTATGCGATTTTTTACCTTATTAGTAGTTGTTAATATTATTATGTTTATGTCTAATCCAACTGATAATATATTATTCGGTAGTGCATATACTAAATTAATGATAGCTATATTATTAGGTGTTGCAACTTATTGGTTAGTTGTAGATCAACTAATTGTATTTGATTAGAAAAAAACCTATGACTAATATATATAAATGAATCAAACTATTTATGCAAATAAGTTTTATCTCGTTAAACCATTAGGTGATAATGTACAAAATAATAATGTTAATTATCCATTAAGTTCTTATCATACTTGGACTAATCAACGTGGATATGGAAATATAGTTTCTGCAACAAATACACCAAATAATACTATAGTTGGTTCAATTCATCCTTGGAATCGTTTACCACCATTAGAAAGTCCTTTTGATACTTTTGTTCGTATTGAAAGTGCATGGACTACTAAACCTATGGATTGTCCAAAACAAAATCCATCATATCAATATCAAAGTACTTGGAAACAATAAATTTTGATTTAAATTTATAATAGTCAATATAATCACAAAATGAATATTTATATTGAATATTTAAATAATATATATATAATACCAACTTCAACTAACGAAACATATGAAATGGCATATGAACGTGCGTGGTGGATTGCTAAAAAAGAACCTAAAACAATTGAAGAATTTAATAAAATAATAGATGATTCATTTATTTGGTCATATGAAAAATTCTACGGTATTAGTTATTAAAGAGTTTTTAAAATAGAACTACTTTTTTTTCCCAAATATCTACACGTCTTTCTTTTACATCCTGCTCTATGATCCTCTATTCTTTTACATCTTTGATTATAACTCATACAAGGTATATCTATACCCTTATAAATATATCTTTCTAAATCATAACCCCATTGTTTTATATTAACTCTTGTATCTATATTTTTAGAAATAGGATTTTTTGTTATAAATGAATTATATAAAACTTTAATATTTTTAAATGGAATAACAAATCCTAAATATTTAAAGAATATGATATAATGATATTTTCTAACTAATTCCATTTGTGTATGATGAACCGGATAATTAAATATTATACAATATATGAAATCCCATCCTGGTATATCTATATTTTTACCCGTATTAATATCATTCAAAAATATTTGATATTTTTTATAAACGCTATCATATGCTGGATCATCCGCATGTAATAATCCTTGTTTTCGTAATTTATCATTAACTTTATTATGAATTAAATATATCCATTTTGTCATTTTTTCATTATTATCTAAATAATTTTTTATAGGTAATTCATTAATATATTGTGTATAAGACATACGACAATATATACACGGTAGGACGTGTTGAAGACTTTGAAAAAATATAGAATATATATCCTTTTGAATATCAGTTGGATTATATGGGTAATTTTGTGCAATTGAATGTAATAATTTCCATCCATCGGGTCCCCAAAAACGAGTATCCATTTATTTATTATTTATTTAGAGATAAATTTGTATAAAGTTTTAGATAATTATATTATAAAAATGGATATTCTTGAAAAACTTTCTAAATTGAAAAATAAACATTCTTATTTTTATGCTGAACAAGATATTAATGAATTACCATTCAATTTAGAAATTGATCTAAATGATACTATACATACCGCAACATATGATGATACATATCAACCATATACTAATGTACATATGGAACAACGTAAATTATTATTGAGTGAAATACAATTGATGATTGAATATTATAAAACATATGGTAAAAATAACACAAAAACTCCATTAATATTATATATTGGTTCCGCACCGGGAATTCATTTACCTTATTTACATAAAATGTTTCCAAAATTGAAGTTTGTATTATATGATGGTGCGAAGTTCGATAAATCATTATATCAATCACCTAACATTTTTGAAATACATGATGGAACAAATGGTTTTTTTACAACTGAAAAAGCTTTGGAATTAAAAGGAAAATATGATGATTATGATTTATTATTTGTATGTGATATACGCTTATCAAGTGACAATTTATCAACATTTGAGGAAAATGTTATGAATGATATGCGCAAACAAGAAGAATGGGTTCGTATATTGAATCCATTAATATCACTATTGAAATTTAGAACACCATATTATATGAAAGATGATTTAACATATATGTCAGGTAAATTATTATATGGTATATGGAGACCTCCTAAATCAACCGAAAGTCGTTTATTAACACATCAAAAAGAAATTAATGAAAATAAGCAATATAATGGTACTTTATATGAAGGAAACCATTTTTTTCATAATAAATATATTCGTCCTTTCAGTTTTCGTCAAGCATTTATAGATTTTAATGAATATATTAGTGAAAAAAATATATATTGTCCTTGTTTTGATTGTTATGCAGAATTGACTATAATAAAAGAATATAGTGAAATAATATCTATTGTTAATACACAATTAGACAATATAGATGAAGTTATAGGCCATATAAATACACCATATGTTACATTTTTACCGAATGATATTATAAATAAATTGTGGGATCATACTTGGTCACATAATTATTCAATAGAAGGAGCATTAAAAAACGTTGATGAAGAGTCATTAGAAGATGTAGTTCGTGGAAGATTATTAAGTACTAAATATATGTTAATAGTTATACCTAAAGTGAATATATATAAATTAGAAAACTTTGAAACTCTATTCAATGATTATATTAACTATTTTAATGAAACAATACAAAAAATCGATAATAAAGATAATACATTTTATCAAGTTGTAGTATTAGATGCAATTCCATATAAAGAACATATATATTATGGTGCAATATTGAATAGTGCATATACTATTGCATCACATATGAATGTTGAAAGTATATTATTTCATGAACCATTTTTAAGACCTAATAAAAAAATGTTTGAATTATATTTAGAAAATGTAATGAAGAATGAGCAAATAATATTATATAGTAATATTTATAAAGATGCAATTCATCCATTATCAGTATTCGAAATACGATTAGATGTATTTAATAGTACAAATGGATTTCCTAATAATGTATGGGATATCCTAACTTGTTATAATATATGTTTTGATAGATTTAAAAAATCTAATTATAGTATTCATTATGTTATTAATAATGAAATTGAAAGTAATTCGGTTTTTTATAATATAGCATATACCGATGATATAGTAGATGTAAGACCAACAAAATTATTATCGGAATTATCAAATGATGAAATATATGTAGTAAATACGATAAGAGAAAAATCGAATTATGATAATTGGTGTGGATTGAAGCAACATTACTATTTTCATACGGAGCAAATAAAAAATTTAATTGATGTAAATGGAATTGAAACAAATATTAAGATGTATACTATATCTTTACATAATAGTTGTTCAGTATATAATAATATTGATATAAATGGGATTAAAATAGATAACGTTGATGATATAAATAGAATAATGATGAATTATTTAAAAGAATGTATATTAAAATATTTACCTAATGAAAAATATACGGTAATAGATGATAATAAAATATTATTAGAATATTTAACAACCGATAAATATTTAGGATTAAATATAAATTATGCAGAGTTTATAGAAGGAATATTAAATATAATAGAAGATTCATTTTTATTTGTTAGATTATTAAAAACGGATAACGAAGGAATTGAACGGATTATAGAATTAATGATATTAAAATGGTGTTCATATTTAACGGTTTTGAAAGATATAGATTTAAAAATGAATAAAAAGAATGATCCACGTTTATTCGTATTACAATTAGAAAAACCGGAAAGATTAGTAAATGATAATTTAAGTTGTAATAATATATCAAAATTAAAATTGTTATATAAATATTCGCGTAATAAGATGGATGAAGTTCGTATGCGTTCATTATTTTATCATTATGATGAAAATGTAAGAAATATAGTTAAATTTATGTTAGAATATCATAGATATACTTATTTAAACTTAATTGTGCATAATTTAAATCCTAATAAAGTATTAAAAGAAATAAATGATTTTGAAGAAAGTATAATATAAACATTTTACATTATCTAATATAAATAATGGAATCTTGTGATTTATTACAGAAATGTGTATTTGAATTATATTCACATAATAATAAACTTCTATGGAATAATGAAAATTCTATAAATTTAATAGATAAAATAGATAATATAGAGTTAATATTAAATAAACACAAAGAATATATTGATAATATAGATAAAAGTGTATGGAATTATAATAAAAAACTAGTAAATGATTTTGAGTCATTACATATACCATCAAAAAATATGATGGATAATTATGGAATAGCAGATTATGCACCTATAAGTCGAGCATTTTTTAAGATGTGGGAAATTATAAATGATTTTAATATACTAGATATTAGTAATACGGTATTATATGGTGCATTATGCGAAGGACCGGGTGGATTTATAGAAGCATTTAATCAATATCGTAAAAATATGGGATATAAAGATACTATAGTAGCAATGACATTAAAAAGTGAAAATGATGATTGTGTGCCATCGTGGAAAAAATCGGATAATGTAATAAGACAATGTAATAGAATATATATAACATATGGTGTAGATAATACGGGGAACTTGTATAATGTGAGAAATATAGAATATTTTGTAAATATGTTTAGTGAAAGTAAAGCGGATTTAATAACTGCGGATGGTGGTTTTGATTTCTCAGAGAATTATAATAATCAAGAAATAAGTATTGTTCGATTATTATGGTGTGAAATAGTAGCAGGTTTATTATCATTAAAAAAAGGAGGAACGATGATAATAAAAGTTTTTGATATTTATAAATATATTACACAAGATATAATATATATATTATGTTATTATTTCAATAATGTATATATAACAAAGCCTTATACATCAAGACCATTAAACTCCGAAAAATATTTAATTTGTATTAATTTCAAAGATACTATAACGGAAAATGATATTAGTAGTATGAAATATATAGTAGAAAATATGAAAGAAACAATGTATAATAGATTGATAAAAAATGAAATAGGTGATGAATTTATGAAATGTATACGAGCAATAAATACTGCATATGGATTTAGACAGGTTCGTTATATGAATAAGGTATTTAATATAATAAATAAGAATGTTATGTATAAAGAAATAACATTATTACAAAAAGAGAGACTAGTATATGCTTATGCGTGGTGTATAAAATATAAGTTTGGTATAAGAAAGAGATGTAATTTATTAAGAAGTAAGAATTTTTGAATTAATAATAGGATTTTTAAATCGTTGAATATAGTTAACTCCATAATAGGACCATCTATCATGATTATTATCAGTGAGAAGATTAGTATATCCATATAATTTTGTATAATGATTAATTAGGTTTTGGTTATTAATAAGTTTAGTTTCGATATGGGATATGAAAGATAAGTTATTATTGGTTATAATTTTATGTTTAGAGAATTCGTTGATTGCATCAAATAATGTATAATTTTTATTATTATTATGAATAAGAAAGTATTTATTATTAGTTAGCAAAAACAAATGACCAAACATATTTACTAATATATAATAGAAATTATTTGAAAGTTTTATACGTTTATATAATTGTAAATTTTCCCAAGATAAATATAATTATGTCTATAGTTGTAAATAATTTTAGTGACATAGACACACTTAATGATGTATATGATAGTTCATTATGTGTAATTTTTTCAAATAGAGAGGATATAAATATTGATATATCTTCGTGTAAAAGTGATATTATAATATTGGATTTATATGGAGACTTATTAGAAATTAAAAAAGAAATTTGGAAAAATACAAATAAGGCGTGTAGTTTATTAGAATATTATCCATATAAATTATCAAATAATATATGGAATATATTTTTTATAGAATATATGAATAATAATAGGGAATGTAATGGTGATATAAATTTAGTAAGGGAAAAAGATATATCAGGGGTATTCGGTATATATGATAAAAAGAATGTGAATATATCAAATAGTATAAATCGTTTATTTTTTTCGAATAAATTAAAAACGTTTGTATTGCATGATATATTTGAAAGTGATATTGAAAATAATAAATATATAGTTGGTCAATTAATGTCACATTTATTATTAAAAAATCAAAATATATCATTCAAGGATATAAGTAATATTGAATATAAGTGTCCAGTATCATGGCGTAAATTTGGAGGTAATACTTATGGTATATGTAGAAATATGGAAAGGATGATAATAAAATCGTGGAATTTTGAAGAAAAGAGTTATTATCCAATACATTTATTATCGGAATTGAAAGTATTATATGTATGGTTAATATTATTATTGAGATATATGAAAAAGAAAAATAAAGAAAAAAAGGGAGATTATAAGAAAATAACATATTTATTTAGTGATATTGAATATGGAAAATTAAAAAAATATGCGACGGATAATAATATAATTGAGTATATTATTGAGGGTTATTTAAAATTTATAGGTTTAAAATGGAATAAGAAAGATTTATTATTTGAAATAGATATAGATGGTAAGATAGATGAGATATATCCTTTAGTTGAATCGGTAGACGATTATAATATATACAAAAAAAGTCGTTGGATAAATAATAGTGTAAAGAATTGGAATGTATGTAAGAATATGGATAAAATAGTAATAAATGTGTGTATAAAAAGTGACATAGAGAAGAGTGAATTAATGAGAAGAGATGATATATTTATGCAGATAGATATAGGTTTAGATAAAAATGGAAAATTGATAAATGTTATATATATGTTAAATAATAGTGACTTATTAAAGTGGAAAAGAATATTGGATAATTTTTTAAATATGTGGGTTAAATAGATATATTATTATCATAGTGATTATAATAATAGTATATAAATAAATTAATTAGAGTAAGCAAGACCTCCCATACCGCTCATAATACGTAGAACGTTATAATTAACTGCATAAATACGGCAGAAGGCATTAGCTGTTGAGCTAGTAGTATTAGTTTCAACTACTATACCATTACCTGGAAAAGATAGGGTACCTTGATTTAAGGTTCTAGAAGTTAAAGTTAATAGTAAATTAGCGTTATCAATACGAGAGAAATTACATGATCCGGAAGGTTGGTGTTCTTCAGGACGTAAAGCGAATGAATAAACGTTAATACCAACTTGTGGAGTACGTGTATGATGTTGATAAGGTTGAACATAATTGAAGTAATCACCATCACGTATAGCGAATCGATCTTGACCATTAAGTTGTATCTTAGCGGTAGATGTAGTATTAACACCTTTATCCATAACATAAGTATTTTGTGAAATGTCGCCACTTAATATACCTAATGCATTAGGGAAACATTCAGCTAATCCAAAGATTAAGTTGCTACCATTAGGATCAAAAGTGAAAGTAGGAGTTGGATCGAGTAGGTCAGCATAGTTAGTCCATTGTAGGTAAGTTTGACTGAGTGATTTTTGTGTAACCCAAATGATTTCTTTAACAGGATGATTGAAGTTAAGTTTAATCTTTGTGGATGTAGAAGAAGTAATAGTTTCTTCTCCGGGATATTGTAATTGTTCGATAAGATATTCGTGTGATAATTGTGCGAAGCGTCGGCGTTCATCAGTATCTAAGAATACATAATCGACCCATAACGAAGCACTAACTAAAGAGCCAATATCGGTACTTGTTGAATTAGGAACGTATAAATTAGTAGTTGAGTTAGGATCAGTACTAGGACTTCTAACTAGTGCATAAAATAGGTATTTAAGAGCAGTAAATTCGATATTGATTTTAACTTCGTGATATTGTAGTGCAATTAAAGGTAAAGCAAGACCGGGATTACGACAGAACCAGAATTGAAGAGGAATATATAATTTAGTTTGTGGGATGACACCATTATTACCAAGACCCAATTTAATATTATTGTTAACATTGTTAGCAGTAAGTGAGGGAATATTACCGATCATACGTTGATAGCCGGTTTCTTGGCCTGTAGGTAATGTTAATTGGTTCCAAATGTGTAACCATTCACCGTAATGTTTATCGATACGTTGACCTCCAATTTCGACTTCAACATAATTAATAAGACGTTCACCTACGTAATTAACCCAATGAGCATTTGAAGAATCAGCTATAAGATTGTTAGATACATCGACCGATGGTAAAGTAGCTTCTAAATACATACGATATATTAAATCACCGTTACGTGAAATAGTAGCGCTTACTTTTTTACCAAAATCAGGGGTACCATTAAAAGTTTGTTCAATAGCTTCAACGGAAAAATTAGTATGTCTTCGGTAAACGACTTTAAAGAAAGTAATTTGTGGATTACCTGTTAAATATACATCTTGTGAGCCATATGCTACTAATTGCATTAAACCACCTGCCATTTTAATAGTATTTTATATATTATGATAAAAGAAAATAAAAACTAATTATAGAACTTATATACTTCTTATCTTCAGTTTGAAATTGCGTTTATATCTTATATAAGTGAACATCATAATAATTTTAGTTTAAAGATATGTTGAAATTTAATATTTTAGATACATATATGTATGCCCGTTTTTAAGCATAAAAAGAAGACTTACAATCCTAAAAAAGAAGAGTCAGTACCAACAACAATAGATGATAAACATCAAAATAGACTAAAAGAAATAGATGATTTATATAAATCTATTCCGTATAAAGAAAAAGAAATAGATGATTTAGAAAAAGAATATAATAGTTTATGCAATATATATCAAGATATATCTAGTAATATAGATTTATTAATAGAAAGGAGATTAGAATGTCGTGAGAAGATAGAAAATATTAAGAAAAATATAAAACAGATACAAAATGATTATGAAAATAAGGATTATCAATTGAATAGTTGTCATACATTGTTTCACTATTTTAATGAGACTGATGATAATAAGAATATTCAAAAAACGGTATTACATATAAATAAAAATAAAAAGAGTATATTAGATTTTTTTTCGTCAAATAAAGAAGTTAAAAAAGAAGTTAAAATAGATAGTAAATATGATTTTAAAAATAATAAAACGAAGGGTGAATTAATGGATGAATATTTATCTTATACAGATCCAACTTATGTAAAAAAGACGGCATTTCAAACTTATTTTGAAGAAATATGTCAATTATGTAAAGAACAAAAAATAATAAATATGATGGAAAGTGTTCTTATATGTCCAAATTGTGGAATAGAAGAAAGAATATTAATTGATTCGGAGTTACCATCTTATAAAGAACCCCCAAGAGAAGTAACATATTTTGCATACAAGAGAATTAATCATTTTAAGGAATGGTTATCGCAATTACAAGCTAAAGAAAGTACAAATATAGATAAAGAAATTTTTGAAAAAATATATAATGAACTAAATAAAGAGAAATACATTGATAAGAGCAAATTAAAATCAGAGCAAGTATTACAAATATTAAAAAAATTAGGACTATCTAAATATTATGAACATTGTCCATATATTACTAATCAAATATCAGGAAGACCTGCTCTTAACATAGACCCTGAAACAGAAGAAAAGGCAATAAATATGTTTAAAGAAGTGCAGGGGCCGTGGATGAAATATGGAATGAATGATAGATCCAATTTCTTTTCATATCCTTACATATTATATAAATTTTTTCAATTATTAGAGAAGGATGAATATTTACAGGAATTAAGATTATTAAAAACTCGTGAAAAATTACAAGAACAAGATGAAGTATGGAAGAAAATATGCGCTGAATTACAATGGGAATTTATTAGAACCGTTTAATCAAATATACCTAATTCTAATATAATATTATCACTATTATCATTAATATAATCTAAAGGTGTATTAATTGGATATTCTAATACTTTATAAAATGGTTTAAATGATGAATTATTATTTAGAAATTTTTTATACAATATATATGAATTATCTATAGCAGATTGTTTATCGATATAAATACCAATAATATTATAGTCGATAGTTGAGTTAATATGTGATAATTCTTCAAGTAGAATATATATTTTAGACATGAAGCAACTAAAATATACATTCAAAAAAAAATAGATAATTTAAATTATATATTTCTTTTAGATTAAATATATTTAATGTAAGGTAATACCTCCTGCTAATGATGAACCAATAGCAAAACCTGCACCTGATCGACTAGCGGATGAGATTGAAGGAGCAAAGATATCAAGTAAAGCGAAGGTAGTAGCAGCAGTAAAAGCGATAACAACGATTTCACCTGCATCCATCTTCTTTTGTGGAATAACATATGCAGCTAAAGCGACCATTAAACCTTCTACTAAATATTTAACGGCACGTTTAATGATTTCACCTAAATCAAAAGCTGAACGAAAGTGTTGCATTTCTCTTTGAACAGTATCCATATTTATATATATTATACCATTAGAAAAAAATACTTAAAGTTTAAATGTTTGTTCTATTTAAGAAGATGAGTAGTGATAAAGAAGACTTTTTAACTGTAGACCATTCTATTCCTGGTCAAAATTATGTTTGTTTAAGTTTTGTATCTCCGGAAGAAGTAATCTTAAATAAATCTTCATTTTTTGTTAGCCGTTTCTTAAAAAGTATTGTAGGAGATTTTGCATTTTCGGAAGAACCAACTTTAGCTGAATTAAAAGCTTTTAAAGAACAAATGACACAATTATTAAAGCCTGAAACTTGTGATGATAAATATAAAGACTATTTATTTGCAAAGCAAGATGATTTAGAAAAAGAATATTATGAACAAAATAATTACCAAACATCTATTCGTGGTCTTAAAGTTCGTGGTGTTTATGATACCTTAAAGGAAGCACAACATCGTGCAAAGGAAATTCAACGTAATGATCGTAGTTTCAATGTTTATATTGGTCAAGTTGGTTATTGGTTACCTTGGGATCCAACTCCACAAAAGGTAGCAAATCAAGAATATTTAGAAGAAGGATTGAACAATTTAGTTAAGAAATATCAAGAAAATCAAAAATTCAAAGAACAACATTTCCAAGAAAATTTAGATTATGTCAAAGAACAAGCAGCTAAACAAGCAGAAAAGTCACGTCAAGAACGAGAAAAACAACGTCAAGATGAACAAATGAAAGAAATTGATAATTTACTTAAACAATTATCAGGTGATAAACAAAATGAACAATCATCTATTGAAGTTGTTGAAGATCGTAAAAGTAGTGATAGTCTTGCAGATACTTTAGGTGCACAAGATCCATGGATGACTCGACATACTGAAAAGAAAACTGATGAATAAATAGTTTATTATGTAAGTATAATGTAAATAATATGAGAACTCTTATTATTACATTATTATTCCTAGGAATAGTATTAATGATAGTTGGATATTTAGAAAATTATAAAGATTGTCCATTACCACGTATAGAATATCGATATATTCCACGTAATTTTTATGAAGAACAAGTTAGTGGTATGAATTTAAGTAATCTTTATAGTCAAATATTTAATGATCCTGAAGTATGGAGTGTATACCCATTAGGTATGATAGAAAATAATGCATCATTAACTCCTGCACAATTTAAAAATTTTATACGTTCATCTTAATATTAAAGACATATAATTACTATCATAAATTATGATAGTAGGTATTATTGGTTTAGGTTTTGTTGGAAATGCGATTTATCAATCTTTCCTTAAAAAAGAAATAGATACAGTAGTATATGATAAATATAAAAATATCGGCACTTTAGAAAATTGTTTGAATACATCTATTCTATTTTTAGCATTACCTACGGTATATGATAGTAGTTTAGGTTCATACAATAAACGACCAATATATGAAACTTGCGAATATCTAAGTGAATATAAATATAATGGTGCGATAATAATTAAAAGCACGGTTGAACCGAATAGTACCGAAGGATTATCATTAAAATTTCCTGAATTAAATTTTGTTCATAATCCTGAATTTTTAAAAGCAAATACTGCAGAAGATGATTTTCATAATCAAACTCATATTGTATTAGGAAAGTCATCAAAATGTAACGAAAATGTATTTAATAATATTATTGATTTTTATAAAAGTAATTATCCAAATGCTAAAATTTCACTATGCTCCTCAATGGAAAGTGAGATGATGAAAATATTTGTAAATTCATTCTATAGCGTAAAAATTCAATTTTTTACAGAAATGTATCTAACGTGTCAAAGAGTAGGCGCGGACTTTAAGAAGGTTCGAGATATGATGTTATCAAATGAACAAATACATCATTCTTTTACAAATGTTCCTGGACATGATGGACAAATTAGTTATGGTGGTTTATGTTTTCCTAAAGATACTAATGCTCTAAATCAATATATGATACGCAATAATATTCCAAATGGAGTATTAGAAGCGTGTATAAAAGAACGTAATAAAATGAGAAATGATCACGATAATTGTAATTTATACTAGTTCATTGAATATATGTTTATCAATAATAGCGTCAATATCATTTAATATTTTTTTTACATTATGAGAAGGATCTATTTTATAGTCATAAGGAATATTAATAGAATCATCAGTTGTTATAAATTTAAAATGTTCTTTTTGTAATTTTTTAAATTTATCTAGATTATCAACGCGTGGATATACATATAAACCATATGGATTCATAATCATATTATTTTGTGAAATAATATAATTAGAAAATTGATGTTTATAAATAAGATGTTTTGATACAATTTTAATTAATAATATATTATTACCAATAATACCAAATCGAATCATATAATAATAATAGTGAATATTATTTTTTATCTATAGATAATGGATATATTTTAACATCTTTTGGTATAGTATCTTTAAGTATATGAAAATTTTTATAAACTTTATGTTGAAATATATGTTGTGGTTCTAAATTGAATTCAAAATTATATATATCACAATATATACTCCAATCAAAAGTATCAATATCTAATTCACCTGATTTTGAAGATATCCATTTTTTCATAGCTTTACCTAAATCAGTATCTCTATAATCGTCCCATGCATTTAACATATTATGTGTTACCATAATCATATCACTCCATTTATAATCAGCAGGCATTAAACTATCTTTACCTTTATTATTAATTTTAGGATAATAATATTGGCAAAAGCAGTCATTATCAGCAGCAAATATTTCATTCCATCCACCGTGTCCATTAAATTCGTAAGTTGCGCGTCCCCAATCAATAATTTTAATAATGTATCCATAAGTAGGAACACGATAATATTGATTTTTATATTTATAATAAATAAATTGTTCTTTAGTTATGGATAGCATTACATTACTTAGATGTAAATCATTATGTTTTATGCCGAATATAAGCATCATAGTTGTAATAGCAGCGTATATTTGAAAGGAGAATGCGAGTAAACTATGATAATCTAATTTATCGTGATCGTATAATACATCGATATCCATTTCAGCTTTTTCAGTTGCTAGTAAATAACAAGGGTAATTGAGAAATTCTAAAAATACACCTTTACTTCTTGTATAAAATTTTATATTATCGCCATTTTCTTCAATATAATCTTTAACATAATCTTCATCACGAAATGCAGATTCTTTTGTAATATCGAAAGTGAATTTGTCCATTATTGTTCTATAACATCCAAACATCTTACCAAAATGTGGACTAATATTAAGTTCTTTAAGTTTAGATACTAAATATGTTATCATAATTTCCATATTAATAGGACTATTTGGATGATAGACACTATTATAGTATAAGTTTTCATAGTATGGATTCATATGTCCTTTATTATAATGTAAATGGGATAAGTTATATGGTAATAATGGAATTTCTTTAAGAAAAATATTAGTATGATAGAAATGTCGGTTTTTTGTTTTTATTTTAGCTTTATAAAAATGTCCAACAACATCAACACGATCAAGCTTTTTAGTAAGTTTAGCTAGACGATCGTTATGATTGAGTGACTTTTCATATTTAAGGTGTGTAGTAAATTCACGAAGTACGGGATTATAATAAGTGAAAGATTTATTTTTTATTTTATAAAATTTATTAATAGAATTTTCTATTTCTGTGAATTCTTTATCTTGAACGATTCTTGATGTTAAAGATGTATATATTTCATCTAAATTGATATTCATTGCTAAAGCTTGTTATAATATCTAATATTTTTTTGATAATGATAACGCAGATTGCGTTTGAAAGATGCGTGATTTATTATATTTTTATTATAACTAATGTCAGTTGAAATAAAAAGATTTGATATGCGTAATATAGATGATGATAAAGTTTGTGTTATGATTGGAAAAAGAAATACGGGTAAGTCATTTTTAGTTAAAGATTTATTGTATTATCATAAAGATATACCGATTGGTAATGTATTAAGTGGAACCGAAGAAGCAAATGGATTTTATGGTAAAATGATGCCTAGTTTATTTATACACGGAGGATATACCCCTGATATAGTAGAAAGATTTATAAAAAGGCAAAAGCAAGTTATAAAAGAATTAAAGAAAGAGGAAGAAAGAGGAATTAGAGCAGAAAACTCTAGTATAGATCCTCGTGCATTTTTTATATTAGATGATTGTTTATATGATAACTCTTGGACTACTGATACAAACATCCGTTCTTTATTTATGAATGGAAGACACTATAAAGTTTTTTTTATTATAACTATGCAATATCCATTGGGTATACCTCCTAATTTGCGTGCTAATATAGATTATGTATTTATATTAAGAAATAATAATACGAGTGATCGAAAGAGAATTTATGAACATTATGCAGGTGTATTTCCTAGTTTTGAAACATTTTGTCAAGTTATGGATTCTTGTACACAGAATTATGAATGTCTTGTAATAAATAATACTGTAAGTAGTACTAAATTAGAAGATTGTGTATTTTGGTATAAAGCTGATCCACACGATGATTTTAAGATGGGACACCCTGCAGTATGGCAATATCATAATCAACATTGTAAATCAATAAATGATGATGAAGAAGATGAGTTTGATCCACATCAAAATAAAAAAAAGAAGGGTACATACCTTACAATAAAAAAGACTTATTAAATAGTATTTATTAAATGTAAAATAAATAGCATTTTATAATTTCATATCCTTAACTTTTTGTAACATTTGATTCATATCATCTTGTTTCATATCATCGCCGAAATATGATTTAAATGTATCTAATACTTGTTTACCATCTTTTAAAACCGGACCCATATTTTTTAATGTTTCAATTAATTTTTCTTGAGTTTGCATTAAATCTAAGGTATCTTTACTCAAACCATTAACTTGTTCTTTAGTTAATGATTTATAATTTTCTAAAAAAGATCCTTTATGATCAAATTCGAATTTTTCTGGTTCAATACTATCTTCAGTAGTTACTTTATCTTCATTTTCTTTAATTTCTTTATCAGTTTTCATATTTTCAAATCTTTCTAAACCGGATGTTGATGTAAAAGATACTATAACGGATCCTAAAACCATAGATAAAGCAACTGAAAATAGTAAGTTACCTGTTATGCCAAATATCATAACAATGGATGCTAATATGAATACGATACTTACAGTATTTAAATAATTGAACATTGATATAATCGCAAAAAGGGAGATTATAGCAAGTATTACGGTATTTATATTATCTTTAATATTGCCACCGACTTGTTGTAAACGTTTGTTAAAACTACATTTAGAATTATTATAAAGTGGACGCATCATACCATCTTTATGAAAACTGAATATATAAAGCATAGTTGTAATCAATAGAAATACATATCTTTGTACATCTGTAAATGATATCATTATGTGTAGTATAATATATTTGTAGAAATTTTTAAATATACTTGATTACTATTGAAAATATTACTGCTACAATTAATGATAGTATTAATACTCGTACTTGCATCTTCAATGCCGTATTTGCGGCAAATACACTAGGTAATAACTTTAATAAATAGTAATATAGATAAGGATTAAATACTATGAAACATATTACAAAAACTATTAATGGTAATTTAAGCATATCCCATAAATTCTTTTTAGGAATATAAGCAACATCGATTTTTGTATTTTTATTTTGTTGAGTTTGTTGATTATTAATAGGGGTTGATTCTATATTCATATCAATTTTATTAGTAAAATTACTTGGAACATTTATTGATGTTCTTAAATCAGTTACCGGTGGTTGTTGAGTAGAACCATATTCGCGTAGAATACTATCTACTAATTGAGCATCATCTCCATCCATATTCATCATTTTTTTATATAATATTTAGTATATAAAAAAACGCATAAGATTACGTGCGTGTATCAATAGTTTGTACATTATCCGCATTAGGTGGTGCTTTACAACTTGTAGTAGCTGCAGTATATTTATAACATTTATCATTGAAAGCGAATATTTTATTATTCATATCATCCGGTTTAGGACCTTTAATTATAATACACGAACGTCCTTTACACGATTTACGAAAAAACATTGCAATACCAAGTCCCCATATTATGGAAATGATAGTTTGTACATACTTGTCTTTAAATATATTTAGTAACATTCTTATTAATATATTAGTTCATTTTTTTTATTTTTGAAAGTTTCTACTTTACGTTGTATAGGAATATTGTTAATAGCTAATGGATTTTTTGGACATGGTACTTCTTGTGTATGAAACATATAACAATTTTGTGCATCATCGCGGAATATATAGCTATGTGCATTATCTGGAGTAGGATATTTTATGATAACTTCAGGAGTACCTGTAAATAAATAGACATATAAAATACCAATAGTTAAAGCAACAAAAAATGGAACAGGTTGGAAAAATTCAGTAATACGGAATGACATTATTTAATGTATATTAGGATTTTTTTATTTTTGATAAGTTGAAACTATTAATGATTAAATTTTCCCATTTTGTTATAGTTTCATTAACAATTTTTTCTTCTTTTGGATGTTCATCTAATGGACAAAAGGGTTTTAATATATCATGTTTAGATTGTGTTAATAATCCAATTAATATACCTCTATGTATAGGATTATTAAACTCTACTTCATATTCAATATAATCTTGTAATTTTTCACTAAATCCCATATTATATAAATAATTATTAATTTCATCTATATCATCTTTATTTATTTCTTCATTAGCCTTTGATAATTTATCAATATAATATTCTTCACTATAATGAGTATTTTTATTAAAAATTACATCAATTATATTACCTAATGGCATCAAAGTATTTTTAATCTTATTACATAATTGTTCTGCGTGTATATCACAAGTTCCATTATCACAAATATAGGTTATTATAATACTATCAATATCATTTTTGAATTTAACAATAATATGATATGAATATTTTACCGAAATATCGTGATATGTAATTGGGCAACAAAATGATAATATATCTGCTAAATATGTGTTATCATTTATTTTATCTAAATCTAAATTAACTTTTGAAAAGATTGTTCCTTGTTGGCAATTAGTATGAATTAAATTAGGAAAACGTTTTTCAATGAGACGTTTTTTAATAATTATAGTATTTTCATCATAATTATATGGTTGAAACAGATATGCTTTACGACAATCATTATCAACTAAATATAAATTTAAGAATTCTTCTATAGTAAGAGACATTTTAGTGTAAATTAATAAAAAAGTTTTATATACATACGTTTAAAATATGATATAATAGTCAAATGAATATTATAAAATGGATAATATAGATATTAATGTTAGAAATGAGTTATGTTTGTATATGGCATTTTATAGAAGTGATAAGAGTGTATGGCATAATTATACATTAGTTTATAATGAGTTATTTAAAAATAGAAGATATGATAATATTAGATTATTTGAATTAGGCTTAGGTACATTAAATGAAAATATAATATCACATATGACTGTAGGTTTTCAACCATTAGGTTCATTATTTGGATGGAAAAGATATTTCCCTAAAGGAATGATATATGGTGCTGATATAGATACAAGTTTAGTTACATCATTAGATAGAATAAAAACTTTTTATTGTGATCAACGTAATATAGAATCTATTAGAAATTTATGGGATAATGATGAATTAAAAGAGGGATTTGATATAATTATAGATGATGGATCGCACGTATATGAAGATACTATAATATTTTTTGAAAATAGCATTAATAAGTTGAATTCGGGTGGATATTATATAATAGAAGATTTTAAAAAAGAGATAGCTGAACAATTTATAGAAAAAATAAATAATGAATGGAAGTTAAAATATAATGATTTACAATATTACTTATATGATATAGCAAATAATAATAATGTAATTGATAATAGATTATTAGTAATAACTAAATCATAATAAATATAGATATAAAAAAATATGTATATTTATTAAAAAAATGATACATTATAGTTATGATTTTATTGAAAATTTAGCTAATAATTTTAGCGCTACATTAGATGAAGATGTAGCTAATAGATTAATGGAAATTAAAAAGGGTAATAAATTTATAAGAAGAAAAAGTCCTTTACGTATGAAATATAAAATACACGAATCGGTTGCTCAAAATTGGCGAAAAGATAGAGAAGATAAAGCTCAGTTAACATTAGAAGAAAAATTCAATTTAGAGATACAATCTAGTTTGAATAAGTTAACTAGTAAAAATTATACAACAATATTTGACAAAATTATTTCATTATGTGAAGAATTATTAGATGAAAATAATATGGATGAATATGAAGTAAAATTAGTTAATATGGTATTTGATAAAGCATTAACCGATAAAACTTTTAGTTATTTATATGCACAATTATTGAATAATATGAATGATAATTATTTTAAGAATATTGGAATATTGTGTAATAAGTATAGTGATCGATTTTATGAATCATCAGTAGAAACACGTATGAATGAACTAAGTATTGAGATGAGTGATGAAGAAGTAAGGAATATATTTAGTAGTAAGAATCAGTTATCAGGAGGATATATATTTATGGCTAATTTATTCATATTCAATTTATTGTCATATGATAGTATATTAAAATATTATAAGGGAATAATAAAGTATTTTGAGATATCACCTATAGAATATTGTGATATATATTTAGATATAATAGAAAATTTATTGAAAACGGCAGGATATCAATTACAGGAAAAATCAAATTCGAAGGATCAGTTTTATAATGATTTTATGAGTGAGTTATATAAATTACAAGGAGTAAAAAGTGATGAAAATCCAAAGATGAGTAATAAAAATAGATTTAAGATAATGGATATAACTGATTTGTATAAAAGAAATTGGAATGTGCGTGAAATAGTAGAGGAAGATGTTGAAAATGGGTTTAAAAAAAATAAGGATAAAAGAAGAAGGTAGTTAAAATAAAATCATATAAACATAATATATAAATTTTTATATATTATTATTATGATACCTATATATAAGCCATATTTATCAAAATACAAATCGTCTGCAATTAATGCTATTAATAGTGAATGGATTAGTAATCATGGGATATATGTTGATTTAGCAACGGATAAATTAAAAGAAATATTCGATATTAAATATTGTATTCTAATGAATAATGGAACTTCCGCAACACATTGTATGTTCAAAGCATTAAAATATAAATATCCATCTATTAATAAAATATATATACCGAATAATGTATTTATAGCACCGTGGAATTGCGGATTAAATGAATATGATATTAGTATTTTTGAAGTTATGAAAATAAATAAAGAAACATTAAATATAGATACAAGTGAAGAATATATAAAATCACTTGAAAATAATTCAGCAGTAGTTATAGTTCATAATTTAGGGCAAATAATTAATGTACCACGATTAAAAAGTCTAAGACCAGATATAATTTTTATTGAAGATAATTGTGAAGGTTTATTTGGGAAATATAATAATATATATACAGGCACTTTTGAAGGAACTCTATGTAGTGCAGTATCATTCTATGGTAATAAAAATATAACAACGGGCGAAGGTGGTGCATTTTTTACAAATGATATAGATATTTATAAATATATTAAAACATATTACTCTCATGGAATGAGTGATAAACGTTATATACACAACTTATTAGGAACTAATTATAGAATGACTAATATACAAGCAGGTTTTTTATATGATCAACTAAATGATATAGATAGTATATTGAGTATTAAATCAACAATTTTTAATAATTATAAACAATTATTGAAAGAATTAATAGAAAATAATAATATTAAACTATTATTAAGTGATAAAGATACGGAATCATCATATTGGATTTTTGTTATTATTATAGATAATATAAATTATGATGATATTGAAAAATATTTATATGAAAAAAATATACAAATACGACCTATATTTTATGATATACATTATCATAAACATTTATCAAATATAAAAAAACATGAAGATGATATATTCACTAAAAATATAACGAAAAATGGAATAATGTTACCATCATACCCGGAATTAACATATAATGAACAAAAATATATAGTAAGTTGTATTAATGAATTTATAAAATTAAATATATAACTATATATTTAATAATATGTTTATTAAAATAGATACTAGTAATATTAATCTATTATATGATTTTATTAATTTAAATATCTCACCATTTTTTAGATATTATAATAAAAGAGAGCCTTTATTGATTATAAAAAATCATATATATACTGTTTTATTATCAGATACTAGTAAAAATATAGTAGGATATGGTCATATTGATTATGAAAATGTGAATTGGATCGGCTTATGTGTATTAGATGAATACAGAGGCTTAGGATATGGTAAATCAATATTAGCACATTTAATTAATCATGCAATATCATTAAATATTGAAAAGTTATATCTTACTGTTGATAATGATAATATGATAGCTATTAATTTATATAAAAAATATGGTTTTCTAGATGATCATATATATGATGATTATAGAAAAATGATAAAATATTTATAGTTTTAAATCATTTATATTTAATATATTATAAATATCGTCAATTGCTAGTTGATTATTTATAGTAACTGAATCATTTATATTATTATCAAAAACTACAAATTTATCATATTTAAAATAATCTATAATAATATTTAAATCGATTGATGATTTTATGATGACCTTATCATATTTCAAAGAGACGTATAATATAGGTTCTATTAGGTCTTCTATATGATTATAACTTATTATATTAATAGTAAATATAGTTATACTATAGCCTTTCTCCTCTTTTATATTTGAATTATTTAATAAATTAATTTTATTTTTTATTCTAAATCTTATATCATTATATAATATAGTTTTTTTACATATTTTCAAATAATTTGTATCATCTAAATTTCCATCACGTAAATTATCCATCATATCCCAAATATATTGATTTATTTTTTTTAAAGATTTATATAATAATAAATTTTTACATATATATTTATTTAGATAGTTATATAATATATCATATTCATATTCTATATTAATTTTCCGTTCATCTATAATTTTATCTAATTTAATATCTAAAATAGTTAATTTATCTAATGCTTCTCCTAATGAAATAGGTAAAATTATATCAGTCATATGATTAAATATAACGATAGTCTATATTCTAAATGTTTAATATAATATTTTAAAAATTAACGTTATATTTTATTTTATGATGATTTATTTTTTAACATATGGAGATAATAATTATAACAAATCGAAACAACGTATATCATTAGAAGCAAATGATATTGGTATATTTGATAAAATTATTATTAAATCACCGGTAGATTTACCATATGATTTACCTGAAATGACGAAACATTTATTAAAAATGACACGTGGTGGTGGGTATTGGATATGGAAACCAATAATAATAAAAAATCAGTTAGACTTAATAAATGATAATGATATATTAATTTATGCTGATGCTGGATGCCATATTAATAAAAATGGTATTGATAGACTAAATGAGTATTTGTCATATTTGAGTAATGATAAGCCAATGATTAGGTTTCAAATGAATATTCCTGAATATAAATATACAACATCGGCTATTTTTAAACATTTTAATATAGATAATGATAGAAATATAACAGAGACCGGTCAATATATGGCTACATCATTTATAATATTAAAAAATAAAATTAGTATGGAAATAATAAATAAATGGTATTATACTGCAATAGATAAGCCATTATTATTTACGGATTATTATAATAATATTGAAATGCATAATGAATTTTGTGATAATAGACATGATCAAAGTATTTTTAGTGTTATTACTAAAATTTATAAACAATATATTTACACTTTAGATGATGAAACTAATCCATATAATATAAAATATCCTATATGTGCTACAAGAATAAGAGGATAATTATAATATTAATAATTAAACATATTTTAATTAATAATATTATTAATGAAAGTTTGTATATCGATAAATCATATGGGATTAGGTGATATGTTCACTATGAATGGTGCTATTCGCAGTTTATCGGATAATTATGATAAGGTAATTGTTACTTGTAAGGATATTTATATTAATACTATTTCGCAAATGTTTAGTGATAATAATAAAATATTAGTAATTACTGTTAAAACCAATGGATGTGTTATAGATAAAACAGATAAAATATTCAATATATTAAATAATGAAGATATTATTTATAAAATAAGTGGTACTAATGATATTGATTCTTGGAATAATACGGATGGTATATATTATCGTCGTTTCTATAAACAAATTGGTTTAGATTATAATGATATACGATATAAATATGAAAAAATATGTAGAAATTATAGAGATGAATTAGAATTCAAAAATAATTGTATGAAAAAATATGATAAAGGTTATATCTTTACTCACGATCATCGTGGATATATTAGACATTATGACCCCCGTGCGTGTGTATTTGTTAATACTAATGATGATATTCCTATATTTCATCCAAATATAAATTATTATTATGCAGATCAGGATAATAAATATTATAATAATTGGATGAATATTATATCTTCAAATTTGTTAGACTATTGTAAAATATTAGAGGACGCGACTGAAATACATATAACTGATAGTTCTTTTTTTTGTTTATGCGCTTATTTAGATTTATCTAAAGTAAATAAAAAATATGTTTATACTAAATTTACGAAAGAAACATTAATAGATTATCATAGTAGCTTTAGTGACTGGACAGTAATATATAATTAATATATTTTTTGATTATATACATAAAGACTATAAAATATGTATGATTTAAATGTCTATTCATTTGGTAGAATCTAATACTGATATTCAAATATCAAATATAACTAACGAACCTATTTATTTATTTCAACAATTTTTCATTCATAAGAGTAATGAGAGATATAATGAAATTAAACAATCATTACGTCGTAATGTACAATCAGGATTATTTAAAAAAATATATCTATTAAATGAACGTATATATACGAATGATGAATTAGGATTGAATGAAAAAGAAATGAAAAGTGTTAAACAAATTAATATAGGATCGCGTATGTTGTATTCTGATATTTTTAAACAATTTAGAGGATTAGGATTAAATGGATATATAGTTATTGCAAATTCTGATATATTTTTTGATAAAACTATAGAAAATCTTAATAAATCGTGTTTATCTACTACTAAATCTATTATGGCGCAATTAAGATACGAATATGATAATAATGAGAAATTATTAATTAAACAAAAAATATTTGGTCCGCGTCCTGATTCACAAGATGTATGGATATTGCATTCTAATTTTATTCCAAATAAGAAGCAATTCAATCTATTTGATATTCTATTAGGTAAGCCGGGTTGTGATAATAAAATATGTTATTTATTTTATATTTTAGGCTATAAATTATATAATGATCCATCATTTGTGCGTACATATCATTATCATAAAACACAAACACGTGATTATACTGCAGAAGATGTTATAGATAAACCTTTTTTATATTTATTTCCAAAAATAGCACCATATACTAATATTCAAAAATATATTTGTGATCATATTAGTGCTGAATTTATGTTATCCGTAAAAGGTAGTAATTATTTTATAAAGAATATTAAATCTCGTATATTACATAATCATGCATCTAATAAATATTTAGGAGAATTTATTAAAAATGCTATAGATAATAATAAATATTTTATAATACCACGTGTTGCTGGTGTAGAACATATGTTAGCGATGACTGCTAATAAATATTTTGCGGAAGGCTGTTTTGATAAAATGAAAGAAGATCCAATAATTGGATTATTAGATAATATGCATAATAATGCGGGTATAAATATTAAAACTGAACATGACTTAATTGTATATAGTCAAACTTATTTGGAAGCTTTTAAAAATAGTGAATTATATTCAGTATGGGAACATTTTTCAAATGTATATGAAACATATAATGGTGTATTTGCTAGTTTACAAGATAAATTAACTAAAATGTATTCGCGAGATAAATATTTATCATCATTTTGTTTTGATATTTTTCATCATATATATGATAATCCGTGGACACATTCATTAAAAGGTAAAAGAATATTGATAGTTAGTAATTTTATGGATACAATAAAAAAACAAATAGTGCATATTAATGATATTTATGGTATTAATTTATTCCCTGAATGTACATTTATATATATTAGACCTCCACAGACTGCTTGTGGTAATGGTGGCGATGAACCGTGGTTATATCCATTCAAAAAATTATGTGATGATATATATGATATTAAGGACCAATTTGATATAGCTTTATGTAGTTGTGGTGGGTATGGAAATCCACTATTAAATTTTATATATAGTTTAGGTAAGAGTGCTATTTATGTTGGTGGTGTATTACAAATGTATTTTGGTATTATAGGAAGTAGATGGGAAAAAGAGAGAGCTGATGTTCTAAAAGTATTTAAAAATGATTATTGGAGAAGGCCATTAATGGGTGAAATACCGGTAAATAAAGAAAGAGTTGAGGGTGGTTGTTATTGGTAAAATCGTATATTAAAAATATTATAATTTATATTTTATAAATTATGAATACATTTTATAGTCAAGCAGGTCAAGATCAATATGTATTAAAAGTATTAAACTATAAAAAAAGAGGGTTCTTTTTAGAAATTGGTTCAAATCATCCAATACATATTAATAATACATATATTCTTGAAAATAAATATGAATGGTCCGGTATAATGGTTGATAATGATAACTCATTCCTTGAATTATATAAAAAACATCGTTCTAATTCAAAATATATTATAAATGATGCAACTAAAATAGATTATATTAATTATCTAGATAATATGAATGCTCCTACTAATATTGATTATTTACAAATTGACTTAGAGGTAGTTAATAGATCTACATTAGATTGTTTAGAACTACTTAATAATTCAATATTTGATAAATACAAATTTGCAACTATAACATTTGAACACGACATTTATAGAGGCGATCATTATAATACACGCGAAAAGTCTCGTGAAATTTTTAAAAATAGAGGCTATAAATTAGTATTTCCTGATGTATCAAATAATAATAATAAGTTTGAAGATTGGTATGTTTATCCTGATTTAGTTGACATGACATATGTAAATAAAATAATAACAAATAATAGTATGAATTATCTAGATATATTAAAAATTTTATAAATATATAAACTTATTATATTGACCTGTTAATGGTCTTTCATTTTCGCACGTTTGTTCTTTTTTAATAGTTTCTAGTATAGGTACATTCCATATAATAAATCCATTAATAATTTTAGGTATTAGAATTTCTTTATATTTATTCCGGTGTGAAATATCTATTTCACTATAACAATAATTACTAATCATAAATAAGTTTGTATCATTTATATTAGACCCATAACTATTAGAATCATGTATTTCAATATTGAAATTTAAATTAAAATTTTCTAAATATTTATTTATTAATTTATTTACTACAGGTAAATCGATAATATGATACTTATTTATGGTTATATTAAAATACTTAGCAAAATAATTTATACATAAACATAAACCACCATATCCACCACCCAATTCAACAATATTTAAGTTATTCAATCCTACTTTATTAATATGATTAAAAATTAAACAACCATGATATATATAACGTAATGAAGATGGTGAACATTTCAATTTTCCATAATCACATATAACAGGATTTCCTATTTTATCATTCATATTTGAAAATTCAATTATTTTTTCAATATCAATATTAAATTCATCTAATATTAATTTAAGATAATCAGCACCTTGTTGATAATTTACATGTTCTAATATAGAATTATATATATTATTTCTTTTGAAGTTAGTAATATCATTATTATTAATTATATTTTGAATATAGTTTATATAATTATCAAACATTTATTTATTATTTTATTTAAATATATTTAATTTCATATTTAAACACAATATTAAAAATAATTATTATTTTTAATGCTTGGTATTAAAAACTCCCATTTGGTTCTACTAAAATTATGATATTTGATTTTTTTTTATTTTTATTAATTCTCTAAATAAATTGTTTCAATTATTTTTTTACAATTTTCGTGTAAAGCACCTTATTATTCATATTATAAATACTATTTAATAGTTTTGTTTTTATATAAGTTTGTAAGTTTCATATTACTATTATAAGGAGTTGTTATTATTGTATCATTTATATGATAAAAGCATATTTCACTTATTAGTTTAATATCATCTATTATATTTCCTGATAATTTAATACAACTTTTTGGGAAATATGCATCTATATTATATGCTCCATAATATACAGGTATACATTTACATATTAATGCATTCATAAATTTTTCGGATATATAAGATTGATGTCTAAAATTTTCTATTGCTATATGATACTTATAATCAATATATGGCTCCATCTCACTGAATGTTCCTTTTAATCGTTCATCATTTACATGTTTTAATATATTACATCCTCTACCATAAATATCAATAGGTAAATTTGTTTCTAATATTTTTTGTATTAATTCATATCTATATTTATGTCCTGGGGCATTTTGTTTTTCTGAAAAGATTATTGACATAATCTTAGTTTTATTTATTATTTCACGTGTTATAGGAGTGCAGTGCCACATAAAAGAAAAGTATTCTATAAATGGTTCGGGTAAGTTATACTTAGTACCTATAAAATATTTTCCTATATATTTACCGGCATATTCTATAAATTCTTTAGTTAAGCCTAAATATTCGATTGGTTCGAATGCTAAACCAATTACATTTTCTTTTGAAACTGCTAACTTTGGCATAGCAGTATTTATAATTACTGCATGTGTATAATCATCATTATTTGTAAATATATAATCAGGACCATAATCGTGATCCATATGTGTTAAATATAAACGATCATATACTTCTTTACAATTTTTAGAATCACAAAATGATGAAAAAAATTTAATTTTTT